TTAACGTAAGATGATAAAGTAACTCTTGAAACTTTAAGTAATTTGAGAATTTCTTTGGATCTCATTATTGCAATTATAATAAATAAATTTATATACTTTTATATGGATTTACTACCCTGATAACACAAAAAATAATCAATTTTTTAGTTGGGAATCATTTATTCAAGGTGCGGCTCTCTTAAAATACACGTATTTACATATTATTTAAGGTTCGGTAAGTTAATGAGTACCTATTATCGTCCGTATTATTTTTTAGTGAATGTTTCCATTGATACCTAGCATCACCTGTCATAATATACATTGATCCTTCTTTGACATCAATAATTTTTTCTTTTTGGTCAAGTTTGAATTTAATGGGTATTGCTTGTCCAACAGTGATACAAGCAATAATTGGTCCAAATTGTTTAACATGATCCGTGTGATATGCAATTTGTTGCCCTGGTTTGTATTCATTAATAATTAATTGTTCGAATTTTTCGGTTATTAAATTTGCGCCAACTAAATCATTAATTCTTGTTGGATCAATTAATTTGCGCAAATAATCTGGAATCGCTGGAGCAACCGATAATCCACTACGATCGTATGAATAATAATAACCATAATGCGCAACCATTCCGGACATTGATGAATTAGTAATTGGTTCCGATTTGATATCTTTTTTTAATTTTTTTTTAATTGTCGATAGTTCGTCCAAAGATAAATAATTTTCAATATACCATAATCCTTTAATATTATTTGTATTTTGTGTAACAATTGTATTCCCAATAATAATATTATCAGTTACCATTACAATTAGTTTATTAATGAGATTTTGATAATTTCTTTCTTTGGAATATTCTGTATTTTTTTTAGAAAAAGCATCCAAATCATTTTTTTGTAAATCTTCAATCATATCACCCAACAAGTTTTTTGCTGACATTAATTAATTAATTATAATTGAAATAATATATATCATCATTTTAAATAATCAATTTTTGTTTAAAAAAAAAATTGATTATTTAAATTATTTTTTATACATAAAAGATACTATTAAAAAACACACATGTCACAAACAGAAATTATTAAAACAAAAATTGGCAGAATAAAAATATTATTTGATGATGAATACATATACTCAGCAAAATTTGTGAACAATACTGCGGAAATTACTAATTTGAATCATGAACTCGTTTCGGATATTAAAAATTATTTTAATGGAAGCTCAACTATTTTTTTATCAAAATATAAATTGTTTGGAACACCATTTCAAAAAAAAGTTTGGAAAGAAATAGCAAAAATACCTTATGGAAAAACGAAAACATATGGTCAAATCGCAAAATTAATTGGAAGTCCTAATTCCTATCGAGCTGTTGCTAATGCATGTGGACAAAATCGTATAGTTCTATTTGTACCATGTCATCGTGTTGTTGGTCAAAATAATTTAGGTGGATATAAATGGGGATCAGACAAAAAATTTTGGTTAATTGATTTCGAAAAAAATTGAATATTTGATGATTTTAATACCGCAATACAAATATTATTAGGAATATTGATATAATGGAACTGTATCATTATTTTTTCATAGTGGGTGGTATTATTTGTTTAATAGCAGTTATTGGATACGTATGGTTAGTTGTTTCTTTTATGGGGCTTCCACATAAATGTAAGTATCATGGATGGACTTTATCAGCAATTTGTCATGATTGTGATGATGAGATGATGATGATGGTAAAATCAGAATAATTTAATTAGTGATTAAATCATTATGATTGTTTAATTTTTCTCAAAAGTTACCTTATCAAAATAGATATTACATGATGTTTCGATTAAATCGTCTGTTGAATATTCATTTCTTAGAGAAATTAATTTTGAAATAAGATTATGGTGCTCAAACATTCCTAAAATTTTGCCATTCCTTGTTCTAACATTAACTGTATTAGTAGATTGTTCTTTTTCTCCTACTACAAAGATAAAATTAAATTGTTCGATTTGAGCATTTCTAATTTTTTTATTTAATTTATCAGAACTAGTATCTATTTCTACACAAAAATGTTTATCATGGTAATTTTTTGCGATTTTGTTTGCGAAATCATTGTATTTGGGATTTACCGGAATAATACAAATCTGTCGAGGTGATAACCAAAATGGCCACTTTCCACCATAATGTTCGCATAATATCGCAAACATTCTTTCAATTGATCCTAATATGGCCCGGTGGATAATAACAGGTATTCCATTTGTTCCATCAGATTTTTGGTAGCATAAATTGAATTTATTTGGCAAATTAAAATCTAATTGTATTGTTCCACACTGGTGTTTTCGTTGCATTGCATCTTTTAATGAAATATCTATTTTTGGTCCATAAAAAGCGCCATCACCGGGATTAACTGACCATTTAAAACCACTTTTATTTAAGGCTATTGTTAATTTTTCTTCGGCATTATTCCATATTTCAACTGTTCCAACATAACTATCTGGCCGAGTCGATAATACTAATTCAAAATCAAAACCAAAAATTTTATAAACGTATGTTAAAAAATTAAGACATGCATCAATTTCAGTTTCGATTTGCTCTTCAGTACAAAATATGTGTGCATCATCTTGGCAAAATTTTCTGACTCTAGTTAGACCAGTTAGTGCACCATGGCATTCATTACGATGAAGAACACCAAAATCGGCTAAACGGATTGGTAGATCACGGTATGAGCGATTTGTACTATCAAATATTAAGCAATGGCCACAACAATTTATGGGTTTAAGTGCATATATATTATCGTCGATATTAGTTTGAAACATATTTTTTTGGTAATGTTGCCAATGACCAGATATTTCCCATAATTTTTTGTTAAATATATTTGGAGTGATGACTTCATTATAACCTCTTTTGTGGTACTCATTACGCATAAAATCCGCTAATTTATTATAAATAATAGTACCATGTGGTAAAAAAAAACAACTACCCGGACTCGATTCATGAAATAGGAAAAGTTTTTGTTTTAAACCAATAATTCTATGATCGTCATTGGTTAATTCGTCATGCATTAAGTTGGTATTGATATCAGTTGCCATAAAATATTATTTAATATATGTTGATTTGTATTTAAATAATTATTATGAATTTCTAATGAAACCCATTTATTTTTCAATTTTATAATCGAAAAATTGATAATATTATTGTTTGATATTGTTTAATTAATATTTTGTCTATTAAACATTAATTAATAATGTCATCAACTAATGATATAACTGATACTGCTACTACGGATCTAATTAATAAAATTAGGATCGAGTTAGTCGAAAAAAATTATTACAGTGATGTCAAAATGAATATTCGAAGCAAAACTATTTGGAAATTTGTTAGTGATTTAACAGAAGCATTAGCGCATATATTAATGGGATTAGCCGCTGTATTATCATTTGCCGCTGGATTTTTTGATTACACGTTACTTTCTTTTATTGGTGGTTGTTTTGGAACAAGTGCAATAGTACTATTACAATTTAGTTCATATGCAATGAAAGAAAGTAAGGAAAGAACAGAACGTGTGAATAAAATATTAACTAAATTGGGTATTGACCAAATGGTTGATATTTCGATTGATTCCGCTAGTAGTAAAATACAAAAATTAGCAGAACTGACACAATTACGCGAATTACCAGAAACATCCGAAGCAATTGATGTTTAATGATATATTGTGTTATATCATATTCAATAACACAACACAATAATATATTGTGTTGTGTTATTTAGTGCGATCTTTTTTCTGGTTTAAAACCAATAAATCTGCAATAGGTATGTTTCATTAAAATATCAGCGAATGCATCCAAAGGTTTGATGAGTAGTGGAATAGCGGCTAATGCCGTTCCTGCTGGCATTAATTTTGCACAAGTCGGATTCATCCATGGTAATTTTGTGACTATTTTTCGTGTTGCGCCAACAATAGTATGTATTGTTATTGTTGGAAATATCAATGATGCCTGCGCATGCCAGATACTATGATAACCCATATATTGTTGGATTGGTTTTAATACTGACTCTGTATTAATTTTTAAATCATTGATATATCCATTTTTAAAATCATTATACCTAATATATAAATCCACACCGATATATGATAAAGTGACACCATACATGGTATTTACGAACAAATTAGGAAAAGTGCCACGTGTTGCCTCGCCAATATCCGATGCATAAGATGCCATGCGAAATTCCGCAAATATTCGCATCAAGCGACTAATTGGTCCAGCATATTTAAAGCTTTCGGAAATTTCTTTTTCTTTTTCTTTATTATTCGACATATTTGTGTTGATAATGATAAAATTATATTGGCCAAACAATTACTAAATTAATCAATTTTTTAAAAATATCGATTATTATGAAAGATACTAATTATTCTAGACATCAATCAGTGTTGATTTATTTTTTATGATATTTTTTTTGTTTGTGACAAATCGGTAATTTCTTTTATGGTATTCTGGATATTTTGCTGATAAACCGATTCTTGGTCCATGCGATATTTGTCTTTTTTCCAACTTGCTTGTGGGAACCAGAATAAATTTTTTGTCGTTGTCAAATATATTTAAATTTTTTCCATTGGTAAAATTTAAAATACTGTCGCAATGATATTCTTCTAAAATTTTATTAACAGTATTACACGGTCCTTGTATGATTACACCAGTATTGATATTTTGGATAGAACGTATCAATATACCAAAATAGGCGTTTTCTTTTTTGTTACCAAATGTGAGATCCATTCCTTTGAATGTTCCAGCTTTATAAGTACCGTTTCCAAATTTGTGGAAATAAAAAGTATGCATTAATAGTTGGTCTGGATCACAATGAGTATACGGATCGTCATGAGAATTGCATTTCAAATAAAACTCAATTTCGACAAGTCTATATTTATTTTTATTTACTAACAAATAACATTCATTCAATAATATTTCTGATATCGAAGCAAAATAAGAGTCGTCTAAATCATCATAATCTAAGTTTGTTTGCATATGAAATATCTATATACTTGTAAATATCCTGTTTTTTTATAATAACATATTATAACACATGTTATAATATGTTATTTCAAAAAACAATTTTTTGCTTGTTTTAACAACAACCGGATCCACCAAAATCGTAACTTGAACTAGTCATATGTTTACTAGTATCAGCAACAGGTTTCTTTTTAGCGCCTATAATTTTTTTATAGGGACGCAAACATTCCATACTACAGAAACGTTTTTCATAGACCGAAAAACTTTGATTTTCGTTACAAACTTTACCGCATAAGCAAGTAATAGTTTTGGTATTTGTTGATTTTTTTAAATATTTTTCCATGGCTATTGGATAATTAATATCGAAATATAATCTTTTAAGTGTTATTTAAATGAATGTAATGAATGCAGAATGCAATAATTGAAATGTCTATATTATAAATTTATCAATTTTTTTTATTATAACTAATTTATTTAAACAATTATTACCAATAAAATATATAAAATTATATGGAACCAATAAAGGATTTAGAAATATTAGGTGTCGGAGTATCACCCCATAAAACGGATGGAGTTAAACGATTCGAATATTTTTGTAATGCATTTGATCTTAAATATAGAATCTTAGGTGATGGAAAAATATGGTATGGTGGCGATATGTCCGCTGGAATTGGTGGTGGACAAAAAATTAATGAAGTATTACAAGCAATTGAAAATATGGATAATAAATTATTGATTATTTGTGATACTTTTGATTTATTTCCAATTGCCGGAAAAGATGAAATATTGGATAAATTCAATAAACTTTGCCAACCAGATTGTGTTCTTTTTTCAAGTGAAGTTTATTGTTGGCCGGACAAGGAATTAGAAAATTCTTATCCGTTAATAAATACTAAATACAAATTTTTAAATTCTGGCAGTATTATTGGTTACAGAAATAACATTTATAATTTAATAAAAAATGGTACAATTAATAATAGTGATGATCAATTATTTTATACGCTCAAATATTTGGCTGGTGAAAAAATAGTGATTGATCATAAATGCGAGCTATTTCAAGCATTAAATGGATGTGACGATGATATAATCGTACATAAAAATAGAATATACAACAAATATACAAATTCATATCCAATTTTTATTCATGGTAATGGATCCGCTAAAATATTTATTAATAACATTGAAAATTATTTGGAACCATACGCATTAAAAAAATATAATTTTACCATGGATAGTGATTTTCGGTTAGCCACTCAACCAAAAGTTTTTTTTGCATTGTATATTGATTCTTCGATGGCAACCGAATTTAATTTATTTATTAGAAATGTGACAGATATCAACTATGATAATAAAATAGTATTCGTATATGATAAAAATAATAATGAAACAATAAATACACTAGTGAGTGATATCGGGTTTTTCTATCAGGGAGGTATCACTACATATATTTTCGATGATTTCATAAATTGTGATAGCACATACTATTTTTTGCTGGAGCAGCAATGTATTATAACCAAAAAGGATATATTACATGAACTATTACCGTATTGTACCGGTCACCAACGTATTATTTGTCCATTACTCAAAAGCAATAAAAATAAATATTTTACAAATTATTGGGGAGCCATAACAAATAATGGTTATTATGCAAGGTCCGACGATTATTTGGAATTGGTTGATTACCATAAAAGAGGTTTATGGAATTCTCCATACGTATCAGGTGCATTAATTATGGACAGAAGTATTATTGTGAATTGGGATTTAATGAAAGAAAATAAATTTAATGGGGATAATCGCGACATGCAATTATGCTACAACTTTAGAAAATATATGTTGTTTATGTATATGGCCAATTTTAATGCATACGGATATTTGGTTCAAACAGGATAAAAATTCTGTTCTGGTTATATATGAATAACTACCAAAAATATATAAAATACAAACATAAATATTTGAATCTTAAAAAACAAAACTCAAAATATGACGCTTTTGGTACATTCTATGTAGGACAGGGAGGGCAGGAAGAGCAGGTAATACTGGAACCAAAGTTCTCAAGTATAACCTTGTCTCATAAAGAGCAGGTAATACTGGAACCAAAGTTCTCAAGTATAACCTTGTCTCATAAAGAGCAGGTAATACTGGAAC